GTACCCCTCAAAGTTCCACTCCATAGGAACAAAAAACTTATACAGACCGCTCTTTGTCTGCCCGTTGGCGTTTCTTTTGCCGGCATAGGAGTCATCGTACAGCTCCTTGAAATTGCCACCGCCCTTGGATAGTGCGTTTACCGTAGAACCCATCAAGCACTTACCGACAATGCGACTACCGACCCTGAGCGTCGTTTTTGTGACGCGCCAGTTGTTCAGGATGTTCTCCGGTTTTTCCCACTTCCCGGATTCGTCGTGAACTAAGAGGACCAACTTCTCTCCGTCATAGCTATTATCCGCGGTGTTTCTCCAGTCAATAGTCGTATTCAAGCCATCGGGGTCGTCCGCCGAAAATGCTTCGTGCATGTTCTTCTTCGTAATCTTTGAAGCCGGAACCCTAAATGCAAGTTCGGTTTTGGGCTTGTCCATCCCGTCCTGAATAGGCTTGAAGAAAAATGGATAGTTTCCGGATATAGGGACGACTTTGTCCGTGAACATCTTCTTGGCATCCGTACCGGTCTTCGAAAGAATACCCACCCGGGAATCCCTAGAAAGCGTGGCGATATGTACCGCAATAGCTGAACTCATGAACGAAAATCCAGAACGACGAATCTTTAAGTAGCACATCCCGAAGCATCTTGGGTCAGCCAAGCATGCTTCCCAGAATATGAAGAATAACCGGTTGGCCTCCCGATACTCAGGTTGTCCAATGTCAATTTTTGTCCATTGCAGGTACATATAGTAACTGCCCGGCATATAAGTCTTGATGCCGTTATTCATAAACCAAAATCCCTGCTCTCTTCGGTCGAACTCTTGCTCAATGTAGTCAACCCACATGCTCTTGAACTCTCGAGGCATGTCATGCCATTGAAAGATGGTCTTTATCTTTTCAAGCTGGGCCGGGTAAGCGAATCGCTCCCAATACTGGTCCGCCGGCCTAGTGCTCCTTTCGTAGCATGTTTCCGGCGCCGCCGGCAATGCTATTTTCAGCCCACTAATCTCATAGACGTCCCCGATAGTCCCGTCTCTTGATATGACGACCATGTCGTACTCCGGGTCGTAGCCATAGTCCCACCGCTTCTTCCTTTTACCGGTAGAAGGAGCAGGCAATACCCTATACAGCGCGCTATTTTGCTCTACCTTCTGCAAAGCCTTGTTTTTGAGCATTGGCCCTTAACGATGGAGAGTCAAGTATTTCTTGCTCCGATTGTATCCGCGCCAAGATGTCAAAGGCATCAACAATAGCGAGTTTCTTTGTGGCCGCTGCGTTTTTTAACCGGTCAGCACTAATGTCTCCCTCACCACCGGTAATGATGTCCTCTTCTGCAACTTTAATCAAATGCTTGACTGCCTTGTATCCGGCAGCAATAATTTGTCTTTTAAGTTCTTCAGATTGATTTCTCATAGTAGTACGGCAATATTGCTGGTAAACATACGGTACAGTTTTTCACCATCAACATTGAACTCATACTCGCTTTCTGGCTGATAAACGACTTCATCGCCCGGGCGAAGCCCGGCGGCCAATAATTCATCGTTGATGTATCGGATAGTTCCAACGAGGTCTTCTTCCTTGTTTACCTTGGCAATAAAGTCTTTTTTAACCTCGGCCGGCTTTACGAAGCAATACCGAGAATGAGCCTTCCACTCGCCATCATCACTTTTGAACAAAAAAAACTGGTCATCATCCAACAAGAACAAGTCATCATTTAAAAATGACCGACCGCTTTTTTGGCGGCCATACATGTCATAATAAAACTTAAAGACATTGTGATGTACGATAAGAGTGTCCCCAACTTTTATGGGGCCATCGTACATAAGCGGAGTGCTTACGACTTCCGCATAGCGATTTGAAAATCGGTGGTCCTCTTGAGAAACGCTTACGATAAAGTCAATATCGCCGTATTTGCGGGTATTATCGTATCGTTTCGTGTCGCGCGGACGCACGATGAACTGAAACGGAGAGCGCATTAAAATGAAATATTGTATTCAAATGAAATAGGCATTGATGCGGAAAACTCTTTCCAAAGAAAAATCTCGTTCTTCTTTGAACAAATAAAGACTTTGGCCCCACCCCCATCAGACATTTTGATTAAGTGAACCAAGTAGTCGCCGTTAAGTACCGGCTGATTAACAATATAGTGCATGGCAGTCTTGTAGTCCTGCCCGATTGAAATTTTTCGAATGTCCATTAGACTTGTCTTAATATGAGATTTAAATGCTCCAATGTCACATTTTGAACCGACGAGTTTGCAACGTAAAGTTCTACATATTGACCGGTTCCTAATGTGTAAATGATGGAGTTTGATACGCTTGACGCTTTTGTAGTCGTTACAATCGTGTCTGATTCTGAATAAGGAATCGTGTTGCCATTTACAGCCAACCGAAACATTAAATTGTTATTGTTTGAGGCTGACGCAGAGACGTAATAGGTTATTATGAATGTTCTAGAATCGCCATTATTTGTCACCCTTCCAGCAGCAGTGTTCGCGAGATTCGCATCATTACTAGCGCCGCGGGTAACTGCACAACCCAAAAGCACAAATGTATTTGCGCTTGCTATGTTCGTAGTTGGCCCCACTGTATCGTCATAGATTTCAACATAAGCTCCACCGTACACCGTGGCCGTCAGGCTACCGACTTCAACATTTTTGGTGCTGTTACTATCGCTAACATCGGTCACAGCAATGAGGTCATTACTGGCCGGGCCCACAACTGGATAGGTGCTTATTTTAGGCATTTATCGTTTCTTTTTTGAACTCAGGGTAGAATCGCTCAGCGTGTCCTTGTATCGTTTGTTGAATTGCTTTTGGGTAACTCGCTTTTCATTTACCCCTTTATTGAACGCTACCTCAGAAACGTATTCCGCGTTTTCCGAATTACGAATGTCGTCAGACCATGCGGTCTTTGACTTGCTTTTTAATTTTCCCCCATCTTGATAGCATTTCGCTAATGGGTTCTTCTTATTTAGCATGGCTTTTTCATTTTACCGCCATACTTCATGGTGGACATTTTGGCTTTCTTCATGGCCTCCATTTCTTTGGCGGACATCTTCTTTTTGGGTGCTGGCTTGTTTTTCATAGTTATTTACAGGGTTTAGTTTTTGGGTTTTTCATGTTCTTCATTGGAGTGGTGATTTTTCCTCCAGACTTCATGGTCTTTGCTCCTGCCTTAGCAATATCACGATTTCGAATAGCCTCTTTTAATTTTGCCGTTGCATTGTTTGGTTCAGCAGTAGGAGTAGTCTGTGTCTTCTTTGTCGGAGCCTGAGTGGCTTGAGCAGTTTTCGTCTTATCCTTATACTCTGTTGTGTACTTTTTGCCCTTATACTCGAATACTTTTAGGCCATCTTTTCGTGCAGACGCAAATGCAGATTCAAACTCAGAAAGCTTTTTCCCCGATGGATTAGCGGCTGCCTGCTTTGATTTTTGTTCCTTTAGGTATTGAAGATATGTGTTCCTAAATGATGCTGAAGGACTTGTGTTTGCGGCATTTGGCTTCACTTTACCGCCATCTTTATACTTTCCTTTTTTCATGGTTTTTCAAATTTTTGGATGAGTGAACGAACATAAGAATGAAGGCCGGCCTTATCGTTTTTTTTGACCAAACGCTTCATAGTTGATACTTGCTTTGGGTTAAAGATATACTCGCCACCGGTGGCCTCGGCAATCTTGCGCCCGTTGGCCATAATGTCGATGGGGTTGTACTTATGGGAGAATCGGCCCGGAGTGACCACCGGCGCCGAAAGCAACTCCTTCAAGTATACCCTTGACTTTTTCATTTCAAACGCAAATATAGTAAAATCCCGATGGCTACAATTACGTTGGCAACTAGAAGCTGCCAAGCCCACCTCGGCGTGACCTTCTTGACTTGAATCTCCGCTCTGTCCACATAGACCGTGTCCGACAACGCCCGGTAGCTCTTGACAATAGTATCGGTCTTTACCCGGACAATGATTCTGGTCCCGTCGGTCTCTAGTTTGACCTTTGCCGGGCCGGCCTGCGTTTCAAACTTGAAGTCCTTTAGGATGCCATTAGTGTCGCACGGCGACGGCACAATGGTTTCCACATACGTCGGCATCTGCACGGTATCGCGCTGAATGTCAACCCGGGTCCGGTACTCAATCTGAGTGACGGTCTTCTTACCGCAACCAGCGAATAAGAACAGAACCATGAGAAATTTAAGATGTATAGAGGTAGCCATATTCTTTTTCTGCACTAAATTGAGGACAGGCCTTTTTGACGCCCGGGAAGTCACGATGTCCAATGATTCTGGCCTTCGGGTACTTGGATAGCCATTCCCTTAGAACTCTCTCCATAGCTGCCTTTTGAGCCAGCGTCCTATCGTCAGTAGTCTTTCCTCCAATATAACAAACGTGCAGGCTATTGCTATTGTGCCCTGCTGTATTCTTGGCGGTGGCTGAACAGTGGCATACGAGGTTCTTAATGTCTCGCATTAATCTTCCAAATTGTATTGAATGACGGGCCAAACGGCTTTGGTGGACGTCTTTGCGTCATATCCGAATATCCAAGGTAGCCCAACCCTAATGGTAAAATAGTATGCGTCAGATGAGCTTTTTTCAGTGGAAGTCCAAAATGACATTCCATCATAAGGAGCAAAGTCGAAAATCCCAACAAGACTTATCTCCATTTTCATCCCACCCTCGGTGGTTGGAAGTACATATCCAGTGTAATTGTTTTGAAAGTAAAATGTCGCAACTTGAGATGCATTGCCGTCCAATGATACGGCAATAATCGCAGCAGTGTTCACTCCGCTTCTATCTAAATCAGAGACCTCATTGACTTCGGGTATATTTATGCTAGCACCCCACGGGTAAAGCACTGCCCCCCCATCAACTGGAATTTCAGCCATTGCCCAACTTGCCCCCCCCGTAGTTACTGGGTAGAAAGCGTATCCAAGCTCAAACTGGTCTCCAATATTGGATCCTCCGGTAAACCCGGTTTTATATTCCGAAGTTCCAGCTGTAGTTGCAGAACCAATAATAATACCAGCCATATCACCAAAGAGCTATAATGCTACCATTTGTAATAGCGCCAGCTGTTCCTGTATCCCAAACCTTTCTTACGCTAACAGGGAAAAATCCAACGGGGACGCCTTTAAAGACCATGTCAATTCCAGCTTCTGTTGTGACCTTTAAATCGCCGCTAATACCAACCCATAGGATTGCACCTCCTAACCCGGTTGTCCCTGGGGGAGACAGTATAGCCGTATTGCTCTTAGTTACTGATACCGCAATGGTTGGTTGAAATTTAACGTATGACATAGTTATTGTTTTTTTAATATTTTACCAAAGCGCGATAATTTCTGTGCAAGTTGTAAGGTTGGCAGGCGTCGCGGGGTCGTTAGCCATGACCTTCGAAACGCTGACAGGGAAAAAACCTTTTGGGACATTCAGGAACCTAACCACATTCCCGGCATCCGTTGTTACGATTAAGTTTCCGGTACCTCCAATGTACAGGATTGCCCCGCCTTGCTGAGATGTGCCAGAAGGGGACAATACCGTTGTATTGCTCGGAGTTACCGCTACTGCAATCGTTGGTTGAAACTTAATGTATGACATGTCTTAATCTTTTTTGTAAGGTAATAACTCGTTTAACGCTTCTTGTCTTTGGCTGCAACCACAGTCTGTGCCTGTAACCTCAGATACTTTCTCGACGACCGCCTTGACGCCCGTAGCTGTAAAGATACGCGCCAATGTGTCGCCGAATCCTCTATCCTTGCTTGGTAAAGTGTTTTTCGTAGACATACTCAACGGCTTTTAATCCTCCGAACCCAACGACAAAGGCCACGCCAAACTGGGTGTTGTCCTTGAGGTCCATAAAACTTATCACTAATGGGGTCAAGTAATTCGCCGATAGCGTACCGGCAATAAGCGACAAGGCTTGCTCTTTGATGTTCATCTTCTTCTTGGAACGCCAAATCGTTACGAGACTACCCAACAAGCCCGACAGGGCTAAACCAATGTTGAACCCGAGGTCCATTAAAAATTCTCTCATTTTCTTGCTCTATTTTTGGAGGCTTTTTCTAAGATAAACTTTCCACCCTTCTGATGCGAAACATCCAACCCGTCGCCCTTCTTACCCATTTCGCGGTTCTTCTTCACCAACTCCGAGCGATACTTACGTCGTTCTGGGGTGGAGTGATACTCGGTATCGTACTCGGATTTTTTCTTACGAGCCTTTGGATTGGCATCATAATACTTTGCGCTGCGTGACTTCCCGGAGCATGAGCTGCACTTGCAGCCTTTAGAGCAAGTACCCATCAGTACTTACCCTTTCTGCCCTTGGGGCTTGACTTTGTGCTGCCGCCCTTGCCGGCCCATAAGTCCTTGCAGGCCCAATAGCGAGCCGTAAGCTTGCTTGTGGCCGTGTCGCACTTGTGACGCGCCTTGAATGACTTTCGAGCAGCCGCGCTGTAATTGTGGCCATAACCTTCCGCTCCATAGTGAACGATTTTCTCTTGGCCTCCTTCGCAGGCTTTTACCATCCGCTTTTTCCCGGGACTCGTTGATGGCCTCGGCTTGTTGCATGGCATTGACTCTTTCTTCATAGGGCAGTCCCGGGTTTATTGGCAACAAAGGTAGCATTATTTTTTCCGGGCTGCTGAATATGCAATGGCAGCAATCTGCTCCTTGCTGCGTTTCTTGCCGGCTGGCTTTGACCGGTTGGCCCGGGTCAACTCTTGAATGTTCGCGGATACCGCCTTCTGCATGTCGGCCTTCCCCTTTGCTTTCTTTAATGGCATGTCTATACAGGTTTAACTCTTCGACCCATTCCGACACGCTCTTTCTCCCGAATCTTTTTCCGGATGGTAGAGCGGCCTATCTCTGAGCTCGTCTTGGGGGTTTTCTCGGACACACGCTTGCTCGGCCGGCAGTACTCGTTCTTCCCACCAGCTCCACAGGCGCGGCCGGTCTTTTGGTCCACCCACTTCTCCTTTTCCCATCGCTTTAAATTAGTTCCTTTTTCAGTCTTGCGAACACTTCCGGACTCCTTGCGGCACTTAGCAATCGCCTGACTAGCCCTAGCGGACGGAAAAACGTCGTATTGGGCTTTGACTTTGCGGTAGCAGGCGTCCTTCATAACTTTGGCAAAAATAATACAATGGAGTACCTAAAATATTTTAAGGTCGTAAGGGCTTATGTCAAAGCGAAATACGCCGTAAGTCTGGATGATTTAGAGTTCTTACTCTTCCTAAGTCCGGAGAAAATCTTTAATAAGAAGCGACTTAAACTAGCAGAAGTGGGCATGAGTTGGGACCCCAAGCGTCTCGACAGCATGATACGCCGCGGGTTGATAGGGCAGCTTCGCGAGAAACCAACCGCTCTCTATACCCTAACGCCACACGCGCGCCATATCATCAACTCAGTCTACCGGAAGCTCGAAGGAAAGGAACCCATCAACACGTCGCCGAGGTCCAA